GACAACGCGATTGCCCACGCTGCAGACAAAGGCAGGAAGCACCAAGCGCATTGCAGGTAGCACATGGATGGCAACCAGGCGCCGCATCATGCAGCGGGACGGGTTTGCATGCGCTTGCTGTGGTGCTGTGCGGATGGATCATGAGGTTGATCACGTAGTAC